GGAGATGAGATCTCGTTTATTGATTATGCAGGTACTTTCGATACCAATAATTTAACCGTTGCAAGAAACGGTAAAAATATTAATGGAGCAGCATCAGATTTAACTGTTGCTACAGAAAGAGCCGCTAATACTTTAGTCTACACAGATACTACTCAAGGTTGGTTACTGAAGAGTAATTAATAGGAGTTGGAGTGTCAACTTATAGAGAAATTATAGGAAAGAAAATTAAAAAAGTATCATCTGATCCTTCATCAGGTACTGATGGAGAAATGTGGTACAATTCAACTACTGGAACTTTAAGAGGTCCTGCTATTTCAGAAGTATGGATTAGTGCTGCTAGCATGAGTAATCCTATGGAACTTGCAGCTGGTTTTGGAACTCAAACTGCTGCATTAACTGCTGGCGGTCAAAGTGGTCCAGTTAAATCTACTGTAGAAGAATACAATGGTTCTGGTTGGTCAAGCGAAACAGCAATGCCTGGATCAAGAGGTGATATATATGGAAGTTTTGGAACTTCAACAGCTGGAGTGGTTGTTGGTGGTTATGATGCTGCACCAGGAGCTGCTTTATCTACGACATTAGAATATAATGGATCATCTTGGACATCAGGTGGAGCGGTAACTGCTAGAAGAAGTTCAGGTGGAGCAGGAATTGAAACTGCAGGTTTAGCATTTGGAGGAACTACTGGAAATAATCCATCGCCTTTATTAAATTCAACACAAGAATATGGCGGAACTAGTTGGACATCTGGAGGGGCTATGGGTACAGCTAGAAGAGCGGTTGCAAGTGCTGTTAGTGCTCCTCAAACTAACGCTTTAGCTTTTGGTGGTCAAACACCATCTAATACTGCCGCAACAGAAGAATATAATGGATCAAGTTGGGCAACTGGTGGAACTTTTCCATCAGCTAACTACCGTTTAGCAGGAAGTGGAAATGGAACTGCAGCATTAGGTTTTGGTGGAGATACACCTCCAGGAGCAATGTCGGGTGTTACAGCTAAATATGATGGAACAAGTTGGACTACAGTTCCTAGTATGGGAACAGCAAGAAGAAGTTTAGCGGCAGCTGGAAGTCAAACAGCAGCAGTTACTTTTGGTGGAGATGCTAATCCTCCAGTAACAAATGCAACAGAAGAATTTAATTCAACAACAAACGTCATTACAGCCGGAGCATGGGCTAGTGGTGGAACACTTCCTATAACAATGAGACAAAACATGTCGTTTGGAACACAGACAGCAGCTATAAACTGTGGAGGGTATGCACCCCCTGGAACAAAAAATGATTCACTTAGTTATGATGGAACTAGTTGGACAGCTACACCTAATTTAAATGCAGCAGCAAGATTTGGTGGAGTTGCAGGAACACAATCAGCTGGATTACAATTTGCAGGAATACAACCAGATACTACTTTAAGTGCTAACGTACAATCTTGGAATGGAAGCACGTGGAGTAATAACCCTTTGAATGTAAGCACAGGAACCTATGGTAATATGGGTTGTGGAACTCAAACAGCAGCTTTAAAAATAGGAGGAGCTGCTCCACCACCAACAAATATATACACTACAACTGAAGAATATGATGGAGAGGGATGGGCAGCAGGAGGAGCGATGCCAAGTGGCCGATATGGCGCTGGAGGAAATGGTACTCAAACAACTTGTGTATTTGCTGGTGGACAAGACGCACCTGGTGGTACCGCTAGTACTTCTTGTGTTGAGTATAATGGTTCTTCATGGACTGCGGGTGGAGTTTTAATTAATTCTCGTGGGTCTGGAACTATGGGTGCAGGAGCTAGTAGTGATTCAGCCTTGGTTTTTGGTGGGTCACCTGATCAAAATTATACTGAAGGATACGATGGAACAGCTTTTTCAACAAGACCTTCACTTGCAACTGCACGAGGTTTTAGTGGAGGAAATGGAATAGCTACAGCTGCATTAATAGTTGCAGGAGGACCACCTAGTGGCACCACTACAAATGTAGAAGAATTTACAGGAGAAACATCAGCATTAAATATAAAAACATTTACAACGAGTTAAAAAATTATGAGTACATACAAAGAAATACACGGCAAGGCAATTAAATCTGTTAGTACCGATTTATCGAGCCCCAGTAATACTGGACAGATTTGGTATAACAGTACCAGTGGTACTTTTAAATCAATATTAAATTTTGCAGCATGGTCAAGTGCTTCGCCTTTAATTACAGGTAAATTAGAGGGCTCAGGTTTTGGAACTCAAACTGCAGGTGTAAAAGCTGGTGGTCGAATACCATCTCCTGCGGGAGGAACTACAAGCACAGAAGAATATAATGGTAGTGCATGGATGCAAGGTGGTGCTATGAATACTTCTAGACAATATTCAGGAGGAGCAGGAGTTTTAACAGCAGGACTAGCTTTTGGTGGAAATAATGGTCCACCATTTATGATCGTAAAAACAGAAGAATATAATGGAACGGCTTGGACTGAAAACCCAAGTCCATCGGGTGATATGGGTACAGGTAGAAATAAGTTGGCTGGTTTTGGAACTCAAGCTTCAGCTATAGCGGCTGGGGGAGATCCTAATAGTACGGCAACAGAAGAATATGGTGGAACATCTTGGACTGCCGGAGGTGCTTTATCCACAGGAAGACAATATGTAGGGGGTGTTGGAGCAAGTAATACAGCAGGTCTCGTTTTTGGAGGAACTACACCACCTATTACGGCCGTAACAGAAGAATATAATGGCGCAAGTTGGACAGCTGGTGGATCTTTAAATACATCAAGAGGGCAAGTTATGGGGGCTGGTATACAAACAGCAGCTCTAGCTTTTGGTGGTTACTCAACTACTACTCTCAATGTCACAGAATCTTATGATGGATCTACATGGACCACTTCCCCTGTTACATTAGCGACAGGACGATATGATGGTAATGGTATTGGAACACAAACTGCAGCCGTGTGCGCAGGTGGAGATCCAGGTTATAAGGATGTAACAGAAGAATATAATCTTTCAGCTTATACAATCACAGCCGCTGCATGGGGTAGTGGTGGATCATTAAGTAACCCAACTAGTAAAGGTTGTTCTTTTGGTTCTACTCCAGCTGCAGTAAGTGTCGGAGGAACTACTCCTACTGGACCTATTACTGGATTAACAGAATTATATAATGGTACGTCATGGACAGCTAACCCTAATGCATGCCCCGTAAATATGGGATATGCAACAGGAGGAGGACCACAGACAGCAGGTATTGCTAACAGTGGTGAAACTCCTCCAGGTAGTGGAACTTCCACACAATTTTTTGATGGGTCTGCTTGGACCGGAGGACCTGCTAGAGCTACCGCTAGACAAAATGCTACTGGAACTGGTACTAAAACTGCTTTTATACATGTAGGTGGAGAATGGCCACCAAGTTGGACTGGAATGGATAATGTAGAAGAATTTAATGGTTCATCTTGGACAGCAGCCGCAGCTCCTGCTGAATATCCTGCAGGGATGGCAAAAGGTTATGCGGGTGGAACTTCAACTGCAGCTGTTTTTGGTGGTGGGGTAAGTACTGGAACACCAACTTATGCTGCTAGTAATACATGGAATGGATCAAGTTGGACATCAGCACCAGCTATGCTGGGGATATATTATACTGGTGGATATGCTGGTACATCTACGGACGCATATCAAATTGGAGGATATCTAGCACCGCCGGGTGGTTATACTATTACAACTGTTTATAATGGAACAGCATGGGCTACCAACCCTTCGACTAGTACAGGGACTTCAAATGGAACCGCAGCTGGACAAACTGGTGCACCGGGTGGAGTATTAAAATGGGGTGGAAATTATGGAACTCAAACAACTTGTGAAGAGTTTACAGGAGCAACATCTACTTTCACTACTAAAACACTTACGCAAAGTTAAAAATTATGTTATACAAAATTAAAAAGGAGGAAACACTATGGCACACTTTATATATGGAGTAGCTACTAACACTGGAAAAGGATTCTTTACTGCAAATGACAGAAGAGCATTCTTTCTTAGAGGATATCCCGCAGACGTCTGGATGATTGGAAACAATGTCGAAGGCGCGATGTGGTTAGCTGAAAAGAACGGTGTTGAAAAGACAAAAGCAGAAGCACAAGCTTTGATTGACGCTGAAGTTCAAGCGGCACAAGCTGAGTATGATGCATTGTCTGCTGAAGAAAAAGATACTCGTGAAAGACCAGGCGATGTAACTCTTCCATAAGGAATTTTTAAATGGCTACATACGACGAAATATACGGAAAACGTGTAGAAGTACTAGACGCTGACCCGACGCTAACTTCAGCGCATGAGGGACAGGTGTGGTATAACTCTGCTACAGGTGCGCTTAAAAGTTTAGTAAGCTTTGGAGCATGGTCAAGTGGATCATCTTTTATTACTGCAAGAGATGTAGGATCATCTATGGGAACACAAACTGCAGCTCTATACGCTGCGGGTCAAGCTCCCCCGGGTCTTCAAAATTCTTCAGAAGAATATAATGGTTCAGGTTGGGCAACTGGTGGAAATGTAAATACAGCAAGAAAAGACGGATGGGGCGCTGCCGGAACTCAAACTGCAGGAGTATTTTTTGGTGGTCAAGAACCTGGTCAATCAAATAAGACGGAATCGTATAATGGAACAGCTTGGACAGCTCAAGGAGTTTTAAGTACAGCACGACACCTTATAGGAGGAACTGGAACTCTAACAGCAGCTTTAGCAGCTGGAGGTAATGCTGAACCCCCTGCACCTGCTTTTACTGGAACTGAAGAATTTGGCGGTTCAAGTTGGACAGCTGGTGGAACTTTAAACACAGGTAGACAAGGATTAGTGGCGTGCGGACCACAAACAGCAGCACTTGCTTATAGTGGATACACAACAGCAGCTGTTGCTAACACAGAATCTTACGATGGAACTTCATGGACAAATGTAAATGCGATGCCTGTAGCAAGTCGTATGGGAGGAGGTGCTGGTGATCAAACAGCGGCTTTAGCTTATGGTGGATATGGTACTCCAGCCCCTACAAAAATAGGTACTACTCAATCATATGACGGAACTAATTGGTCAACTTCTCCAGCTACTTTAGCTACTTCCAGATATTGTACTGGAATTCCTTCAGGAACATCTTCAGCAGCACTAGCTTTAGGAGGTTTTCCTTCTACAGATACAAATAACACAGAAGAATTTAATAAATCAATTAATACAATCACAGCAGCAGCATGGGCTAGTGGTGGAAATTTAAATACAGCTAGATATAATGGAGCTGGTGCTGGGAGCCAAACAGCTACTGCTGTATTTGGAGGAGTGGACGCCGGTCCTTCAAACTCAAACGCAACAGAAATTTATGATGGTTCTAGTTGGACAACATCACCGGCAACATTACCTGCAGCAACAAAAAATCTTGCTGGTTTTGGTACATCAACTGCAGCTATAGCGGCTGGTGGTCAAGCACCAGGTTTTACAGACGCAACATCATCTTTTAATGGTTCAGCTTGGACTGGAGGACCTACTTTAAATACAGCTAGAGGACATTTATCTGCAGCAATTCAAGGAACAAGCACAGCAGGTTTAGTTTTTGGAGGAGAAGCTCCTCCTGGTTACCAAACAGCAACAGAATCTTTTAATGGTTCAGCTTGGACAACGACTCCTAATTCATTACCTAGTGGCATCTCCGATGGAGCTGGAGCAGGAACCCAAACTGCAGCTTTATCTATAGCACACGAGGCCTCACCTCTTGGAAAAGCAACATATGAATGGAACGGTTCATCTTGGACAGCGGGCGGCTCAACAATTAATACACGTGCTGGGAATGCAGCTTCGGGAAGTCAAACTGCTGCTATAACTTTTGCTGGACAACCAGCACCTGGAAACACACTAACAGAAGGTTATGATGGAACAGCTTGGTCAACAAGACCTAGTATGGCAACAGCAAGATATGGTTCCGTAGGGTCTGGAACAGCAACTGCTGGTTTATCATCAATGGGTTATACTCCAAGTCCAGCTGCTGTAACAAATGCAACAGAAGAATTTACAGGAGAAACAACAAGTGTAGGTCCAGCTCAGACATTGACAACGAGTTAAAAATAGTTATATTACAATCAAATGAAAGGATACAAATGACAGAGAAAAGAAATATACATGCATTAATAGAAAAAGAAGCACCGAGCTTAAATAATTTATTGGACCCTAATGATGTCAAAGAATTTAAAGCCATGACTTCAGAGCTTAGAGACACTTGGACAAAGAAACAAGTATTTAGAACTGAAACAGAAATGAGAATGTCTGTTCTACAAGATATGAAATATCCAACAAAGGCTGCAAAGTACTGGCAGTGTGTCAGAGAACAGAATGTTTTCTTAGAAAATTTAATGAATCTATCTTTTGATTGTAGACGTAATGAGGTTAAATTAAAACGATTAGAACAAAAACTTGAAATAGAAAAAGACCCAATAAAAAGAGAACTCTATCAAATAGACATAGATGAAAAAAGATATGGTTTAGCTAACATGCAATTGGTAGCTAGGGACAGAATGAGAGAAATTAAACTATGGTCTGCATTAAAGAAAGAATTTAATGATGGTACCTTTGATACTAAAGATGTTAATAAACATCAATTAGAATCATATCATCACATTATGAAAAACAAAGCAGAGACATTAACATCCGGTTCATCACAACCTGAAGTGTTTAATGTACTAGGTCAATTAAAAACTATAGAAAGAGTTAAAAAATCAGGTGAAATGATTTATAACAAGAAAGAACAGTTGTCCCATGATCTCGGATCCAAACCAGAATAAATTTAATTTTATATTCTTAGGTCAATCGGTACTAAAATATGAAGTGCCTCTTGATGTATATAATGCAATAAATCATATTTATGAAACAAAGTATCCTGAACTTAAACCAGCTAACAAACAGTTAGTTGGTAAGATAGAAAAAGAACATAGTTTATTTTTTAATGGCCGAGATAGTTCTAAAATGACTAAACATAATCATTTACCACAAAACGTATTGCAATGGTTTGAATCAAAGTTTAGACATTATTTAGAGTGGAACAAAGTAGCACCATATGAAATGCATTTAAATTCTGTATGGATTAATACTATGTTTCAACATGAATACAATCCAGTGCACGTGCACCAAGGATCATTGTTTACAGGTCTATCTAGTGTTATGATTTTAAAATTACCTGAGTCTTACGGTGTAGAATATTCATCGCCCGGTTCACCACAAAATGGTAAATTACAAATATTAGGTTCAGCTTCAGGTATGTTTGCAAATATAGATTATCAACCCAATATTAAAGAAAGAGATTTTTTTATATTTCCTTATGACATGAGACACACAGTATATCCATTTAATGGGCCAGGATATAGAAGAACACTAGCTGCAAATATGGATATAGACTATGATCCAATTAGAAATAGAGGAGTAAGTTAATGTACGAAAACCAAATAATAACAGAACCTAAATGGAAGAGTTGGATAGTTCAAACTACCGCGCCATTATTTACCCCTGATCAATGTAGACAAATTATTGAAGCTGGTAGATCACAGAAACCACAAACAGCACAAGTTGGTATGAATAAACCTGGGGGAGGAACAGATACAAAAAAAAGAGTTACTACCATTAGTTGGATTCCATTTAAAGAAATGGGACATATGTATTATGATTTAAATAAATTTATTCAAAAGACAAATGAAAATCATTTTGGTTTTGGAGATATTAGAATTACAGAGAATGCTCAGTTTACAGAATATCCTGAAGGAGGATTCTATGATTGGCATATGGATTGTGATGTAAACATGGGTCATGAACCTCCTGTTAGAAAAATATCAATGACATTATTATTAAATGATCCTAAAGAATTTGAAGGTGGGGAATTAGAAGTAATGGCCCCAGGAAAATATGCAGATATGAAACAAGGACACGCAATTATATTTGCATCGTTTTTAAATCATAGAGTTAACCCTGTTAAACGGGGAGTAAGACAATCTCTAGTTGTCTGGTTCGGAGGTAAACCTTTTAGATGATTAAAGAAGGATTTTTTCCAACACTTATATACGCTGAAGATTTTAAATTAGACACAAATCAAATGGCTCAAAATATCATTCAATGGTCTAAGGAAGATGAAGGTGTTAAAAAAACGAATGTCAATGGATGGCATAGTCAAACTGATATGCATAACAGGCCAGAATATAAACCTTTAGTAGATGAATTATTTAAAATGATACAGGGAGTATTTAACGAAGAATTTTTAGATAAAAAACCGGTACTTGGAAATATGTGGGCTAACATAAATTATAAAGGCGGATACAACAAACCTCATGTACATCCAAATAGTTTATTTAGTGGGGTTTATTATGTAAAGACTCCACCTAATTGTGGTAAACTTATTTGTAATGATCCTAGACCTGGTATTCAAACATGCATGCCAAATCGAAAAAAGGGGGAGCCCCCTAAACATTTATGGAGAGAGGTACATTTACAACCACAAGAGAATAGAGCAATTATGTTTAACTCTTGGTTATGGCACCAAGTTGAACCTAATGAAGCTAATGAGGACAGGATATCTGTTAGTTTTAATTTTCTACAAGATGGCTTTCAATGACAGGTTTAGTTTATAAAGAATTACCAATAGAAAAGATTAGTCATCTTACAAGACAAGAGTTTATTAATGGGGAAGAACAAAAATTTTATAGTGCTTTATTAATGTCTATTAAAACATATGGAATGAGAGATCCTGTTTTTATATCTCAACGTAAGGATGAAAAGGATAATCTTATTCTAAAAGTTACGGTTGGTAATAATAGAATGGTTATTGCTAAAGAGTTAGGTTTAAAATTAATACGTGCCATAGTTAAACTATTAGATCCCACCAACAATAACATAAAAGGAAGACCTCTTGACAATGAACAAGAAATAATTGATCTATTTCATAGCAAAAAAGGTCTAAAAATTAAAAAAGAAAAGGGTGTTATATATGAAGTAATGCCCACGAACCCACAGAAACATGGAAAAATTTAATAAATACGCAATAATCAGAAAGGGACTCTCCTATGAGCTGGCCAATTTTATATTTAACTATTTTCTTCTTAAAAGAGATGCGGTTGATTGGATGTATAAAAATAATATAACTTATGACTCAGGCATGTTGGGCACATGGACTGATAAACAGATTCCAAACACTTATTCTTGTTATGCTGATCCAGTGATGGAGACTCTGTTAATGAAAGTATTACCAGTAATGCAGCAAGAAACAGGCCTAAATTTAATTCCAACTTATTCATACGCCAGATTATACAAGCATGGGGACGAATTAAAAAGACATAAAGACAGGCCTTCTTGTGAGATATCTACAACGATTAATTTAGGTGGCGATCCGTGGCCAATCTTTATAGATGGCACAGGGGCTGACACAGTCATAGACGAATATAAAAATATACATAAACCTAACGCTCCCGAAGGCACTAAAGTCCTACTTGATGTTGGCGATATGCTAGTATATAGTGGATGTGAATTAGAGCATTGGAGAGAACCGTTTGAAGGTAATACTTGCGCACAAGTGTTTCTTCATTATAACCATGTAAATGGTCCTTTTGCTGAAAAGAATAGGTTCGACAAAAGGCCGATGTTAGGTGTTCCACCAATAAGGAACACATAATATGATGGAGTTATATGCTACAAAAGTTAGGTTTTTTACCTGGATTCAACAAACAAGTCACACAGACCGGGGCCGAGGGACAATGGTATGACGGTGACAATGTTCGTTTCAGATACGGTACCCCAGAAAAAATAGGTGGTTGGATTCAACTAGGTGATGATAAATTAACTGGTGCAGCCAGAGCTCTTCATCATTGGGACGATAACGCTGGTATTAAATACGCAGCTATAGGAACTAATAGAATTTTATATGTTTATTCAGGTGGGGTTTTTTATGACATCCATCCTCTTAGAACTACTTTAACAGGTGCTAAGTTTTCAAGTACTTCTTCACAGAAATCAGTCACGGTAACATGTACTGGATCTCATGGTCTAGGTGAAAATGATATTGTTAAGTTTGACAGTGTAAGCGGGGTCACTGCTGTAGGGTCTACTTATACCGACGCTAGTTTTGAAGACATAAAATTTATGGTAACATCTGTTCCTACAACAGATACTTTTACAATTACAATGGATGCTACGGAATCAGGTACACCT